GCGAACTGCACGAAGTAGATGTCCGCTCCCGTGCCAGTGAACGTGAAGACGCCGGTCGGCACGGTCGTGCGGAACCGGCCAGAGAAGCGGCCATAGCCCCACGTGGTGTCGATCGCGTAGTCCGTCGCGCTGACGCCAGCAGGTGTGACCACAACGCGCGGCGTGTACGACGGCTGGCCGGTGTTCATCGGCTGGTGGTAGAACGGCTGCGTCGGAAGCCCCGCAATCGGGTACTTCGCGAGCAGTGCATCCGCCAGCAGCCGAACCCAAGGACCGGCCGGTGACGATGCCCCGTATCCTTCGGTCTGCGAATCCCCGACCGCCATGATGCTGACGGGGGTCGTAGCCCGATTCGCTACCGCTTCATGAAAGGGAGCCAACCGCCCACGGAACGGGGCTTCACGCAATGCCACCGACGCCGAATTGATGACCATCGACGTGTTGAGCTGCACCGCCGACGGGCCGGAGCCTCCAAGGAATCCGGCCACGGTGGCATCTGTCGCAGCCGGTCCCATCGCGTTCCCGAAGTCGACAGGGTCGCCGTTGTCGCGGAAACCCTTCAGGTGACCATCCACAGGGTCGATATGAATCGACTGGAACTCGTCCTCAGTGATCGCGTATTTCCGAACCATCGCTCAAGCTCCCGCTTCTACATACCAGGCGTCGCCGTCCAACGCGGCCACACCGAACACATCACCAGCGAGCGTCAACGCGACACCGCCCTGACTCTCGTCCCACACACCCGACAACTCCGGGGGCTCCGGTGGGATGAACGCCACCGTGAACGTCTCCGAGCCGAAGATCGACCAGACATCCCCGGTCGCACCCTTCACCCGCACCGTCCAGGTGCCCTCCGTCAACCGTCGGGTCAGCAGGTAGCTGCCCGTATCGCCGGACCCGTCGCGAGATTCCACAACCTGACCGGTCGAATCCAGCAACTCCACCCGCCACGCAGACTGAGGACGACCCTGCGCCTGGAACCACGACCACTCCACCTCAAGAGTCGACGCCGCCCATGTGTCCACAGGCTGAATCACCGCAACGCCCGGACGATCAATGACCGTCACCGTCGCGACAGCAGACCAGCCCGAGAACGACGGGTCGCTGCCCTTCGTCCGCACCTGCCACTCAAACCCGCCAGTCGGGAGAGTCACACTCACAGAAGACGCGGTCGTACCGCTGATCGTCGTCCACGCACCACCCGTGGGGCGCCACTGCACCTCAAACGCCGACTGTGACGAACTATCCACCGGGTTATGCGTCCACGACAACACAACCGGACCATCCGACGCCGCAACCCCACCATTCGGGGACAAGTTCACCGGAGGATTCGGCGGCGCAATCAGCTGCACCGTGTTCGACGCTGGCGACCACGCCGACGCCAGGGAACCACGCACCGCCCGAATCTTGTACGTGTGCGGGGTGCCGGGGTCGGGGGCGACATGACGCCACGGGAGAGTCACATTCGACGCGACAACCGTCGCACCATCCTGCACATCCACACCCGTAGCAACCGACGAGAACGACCCCGAAACGACAATGTCCATCCCGTCACGTACCGCTGACGGTGCGGCAGGAACAGACGGAGTCGTGTAGATCGTCGCCGTGCCCGACCAACCTGACTGGCCGGCACCAGCAACCACCGCCACACGGTAGTCGTACTTGTGGTTCGCGGTCGTCGTCGTATCCGTGAACGAGTGCGCATTCCCCGACGGGGCACCAACCTGCTGCCACGCCCCACCATCCGTGGAACGCTGCACCACCGCCGACGTATTCACCGACGCCGACGCCCAGGAGAGGGTCTGCTGCGTGTCCGACACGCGCGTGACCGCCAACCCCGTCGGAGTCTTCGGAATCGTCGGCAACACAAGAACAGCAGTGTGCGACTCGTTGATCGTGCCGTAATCGAGCGTCATCCGGATCGTCACCGAGCGGGTGCCATCGGCGTTATGGGACACCGTCAGATACGACGGACCCTCATTCCACCCGGTGAGCCCGGACGGGAGGAAGGGTGACGCCGAATGACGACGGAACTCCCCCACGCCGTCAGCCGACGCAATCTGCGCACCATCACCGTTGAAGAAGCTCCCCGAGCCCTTCGACATCTGCACGCGCGCCCACATCACCGACGTATTGCCAGCAACATTCGACGACGAACGATCAGCCGGGACAGTGAACGTCACATACGGGCTGGACTTCGACACCTGAATCGTGACCACGCGCAACCCCCTCCGGGCATGCGTGAGGGGTGAGGCCCGAAGACCCCACCCCTCACCAGCAACTACCTACACCGACACCCGAGCAACATCAGCGATCCGCTGCCACGTGAACACAACCTTCGACCGGGGATGATCTCGACGCCACTCGAGGACATACCCAGCCGCAGCCGACCTCTCCACAAGCTCGTTCTGAATCACCCGCCGCGAATCAGCCGACAACACCATCAGATCCACATCCGTGATCTCGAACGTGCCCGACGACTCTTCACCAGCCGCCCACATCGCAACAGCATCAACCGCCGACGGAATCAACTCGAACGTCATCACAGACCTCCTTCATCAGCGGGCTAACGGGCGAACTCGCTTGTGACCGACTGGGCGGTGGGGAACGCGGAACGCACCACACGCTTCGCCACCGCGGTAAGCGGCTGCCCCTCCACCTCGAACACCACACGATCACCAGGACGGATACCGCCCTGCTGGTCACCACGCAGTTCTCGCAGAACCTCCGGCGACAGGGGCATCACGACCTCGTCATAACGCCCCTCACCGACCACGGCCAGCGTCCCACCCGGCGACCTGGGAATCAGGCCGCCCTCTGCGAGACGAGGGATCTTGGGAATGTTCAGACCAAACGTCTGCCCACCCACGATCGGCACCCACGACGGAATGTTCACCTTGATCGAGTTCAGACCCCCGATGATCCCGTTAATGAGGTTGATCAGCGCGTTGATCGGACCACGAACAACGCCCAACACGGCCTGGAAAGCGGACCCAACGAACGACGCGATACCGCCGAACACGGCGCGGATCGTGGAACCAACATTGTTGATCGCGGAGTTGATGAAGTTGATCACCGGGCGGATGATCGAACCCCAGATCCAGTTGAAGGCCGCACCGACCGCGTTGAACACAGGCTGGACGACATTCGAGTACAACCAGGTGAAGATCGCACCAAGCATCTGAAAGTACGCGATCACGCCGTTGACGATCGGCACGACGATGCTGTTGTAGATCCACCCGAAGATCGCACCGATCGCCGCGAACACCGGCTGGATGATGTTGCTATTGAGCCACTGAACAGCGATACCGAACCCCTGCAGAGCCAGGTTGATGAAGTTGACCGCAGGCTGAACAGCATTCACCCACAGCCACGTGAACAGCGCACCGATCGCGGTCATCGCGGGCTGAATGACGTTCTCCCAGACGAACTGAACCAACGCAGCCCAGAGGCCGATGTACAGCATGATCGCCGTCACAACCGGGAGGATCACGTTCTCGTACACCCACGTGAAGACCGCACCGATCGCCGCAAAGATCGGCTGCAGCACGTTCGTCCACGCGTCGTTGAAGAACGACATCAGCTCGCCCCAGGCCGTGACGATGAAGTCCACCACCGGGCTGATAACCGACTCCCACAGCCAAGTGAACGCCGCACCGATCGCAGCAGTGACATTTGCCCAGACCTCGCGGCCTAGCTCTGTCTGAGTGAAGAAGTAGACCAGACCCGCCACGAGGGCGGCAATTGCAGTTATCACCAGCATGATCGGATTTGCATTCATCACTACGTTGAACGCTGCCTGTGCAGCTGCTCCCGCCTTAGTCGCCAGCACCCACTTCGCCAGCCCTCCGGCTGCGGCGACCGTGGCGGCGACATTCACAGCTAGAAGCCCTGCCGCGACAACTCCCAGAGCGATGCCCAGGGGTATGAGCCAATCCATGTTCACTGATGCCCACCCGAGGAAGGCGGAACCTGCTTCCACAACCTGGACTACCAGCGGCCCCATCGCATTCACTAAGCCCGTCATGGCGGAAGCGGCTGCCATGATCTGCGGGCGCAGCTTCTCGATTACCGTCGCCAAGTTGCGGGTGATCGCAGTACTGAGATTCGCCTGCGCGGTTGCGATACCGTCCGTCGAGTCCCGGGCCTGCTTCTCGAATGACGCAAACCCGTTAGTTCCGTTCTTGTTCAGATCCATCACCGCAGCGTTGAACTGGTCGAAGGAGACCGTCCCGTCCTGCATGGCGTTGTACAAATCCATCTGGCCGGCTGATGCTCCCAACAGCGACTGGGCAAGTTGATTCATCTGCCCTGGCATCGCCGAAACGATGGATCGCCATGCGGCCATGTCGACCTTTCCGACCGACAGCATCTGTACGTACTGATCCAGAGCGTTCGCCTGAAGCGCCGTACTTTTCCCTCCGGCCAGAAGAGCGTTATTGAAAGCGAGAGAAAGCTCCGTCGCCTCGCCGAGCGAACTCGTCAGTGGTGCGAGCTGCTGCACCGCACCAGCCATCGTGTCGAGCGACGTCGGGAGCCCCTGAAGGCGATCAGACATCGACTTGATGGATGCTGATGCGTCGTCTGCCGAGTATCCGAAGTTGCGCATGATCTTCGGGAAGTTGTTCATCGTGTCGACGCGCTTGATCGCACCATCGACGGCACCAGTCACCGCAGAGATGAGCTTGCCAGCGCCGAGCGCGACCGCGCCGCCCACCGCCCCCATCAGAAGACCACCCCACGAGGCACCAGAAGACTTCACTGCCGACTGAGCATCTGACCCGCCCAGCGCCTTCGCGATGTCGTTCTTGACGCCCGGCATCTTCGTATAGAGCGCAATGTAGGCGTTAGCGATTTCGGTGGTCACTGTGGCCCCTTCCACGACGAAGCCCCGGTACCTACCAGGTGACCGGGGCTTCAGGCGCGGAGGACCGCGCGACTATTCGGTGTTCTTTGACGCTTCGCTGTTGACGACCTGCACGAAGCGACGCATCTTCGACTCGTCTTGCAGTGGCCCGTCGACAACTACGACTGATCCGTCCGGGAATGTGACCGACACATACCCACGTGCGGTGTCCTTCTTGAACATCCCGCCGACGATCGCTCCGACAGGACCGGCGATCACGGCGCCAGCGGCGACCCTAGTGAGCGTCGTCCGTCCCGCGGTTGCAGAGCCGGGCTCATACTCTGCTGACGCACCGGACAGGGGTCGCACCTGTTGCTTGAGTGAGCCTTCGGGCATCCAGCGGTAGTTGCCATCACGGGTCACCGAGTGCACGCCGTAAGCGCCGACGATTCGCGAGCGTTCCACCTGTCGATTCCACGCGTCCTTGAATCCCATCCCCGGATCGTACCTCTCATGCACCGCGCCGCGCTTCACGTCTCCGCCAGGCATCGGCCTTGCGTGACATCTTCGTGTTCTCAGCACGCCGCTCGGTCGCGTATGGCGGGTTCTGCGGCTCCTTCGGCTTCGGCCCCTTGCCCTCGCGCTCGTGATAGTCGAGCACGCGGACTGAGAAGTCAAGCGCCCGAATAGCGTGAACGACCTCGGAAAGCGCTGCAGGACCACCAAAGTCAACCCACAGTGCGCACCCGGCAGGTAGCCACGCGACCAGGTCAGCGACCTCACGCATCGGCCATGTACGAGCATCGACGAGTCGGAGCCCGTACGCCGCCAGCAGTGATGCTCGCAACGCGCCCTCATGGTGATGGAGGGCGGTCACGAGCATCATCAGTTTGGGTTGAGCGCCACCAGTGTCTCATTGATGAACGTGATCGCGGCCTCTAGCCCGACGCGCCCGTTCTCGCCTCGCAACTCGTCCATGATGCGCTTGTAGTCGTCCCCGAAGAGCCGGCGTGCGACCGGAGCAAATCGGTGTCCCTGCCCGTCGTCGATGCGCGCCATCTCATCCGCGAGCTCGAAGTCATCGAGCGCCTCTTCCGGGACGGTGACCGTGATGCCACGCACGACCGTTCGCAGCGCTGGTGCCTTCCGGGTCTTCGGCTTCCCGTCATCATCGACCCCGTCCGGGAGATCGACTTCGATCTTCTCGACCTTGACCTTGTGATCCTGGGGTGTTGCAACCATGCTCATCGACTCCTATCGACTCGTTCGACTCAGAAAAGTGCGGCGAGTGGGGTGGAGTCGAAGCACCCCACCCGCCAGTCATCAGGACGCGACGACAGTCACGTCGGGGTCGGTTCCACCAGTCAGGGCGGAACCATCCGCGGTCAGCACCACAGGCGACGGGAACGTCAGGTTGATCGTCCCGCTACCAGTAACCCCAGACACGCCAGTCACACCGGACAGGGCGTTGATCGCAGTGGCAACAGCCGCCGCGGAAGCACCGTATGCGATCGGCGCCGTCGAGTAGCCATTCACGGCAAGGGTGTAGGTACCACCCGTGGGGGCTCCAGACACGGTCACCGTCCAGGCGTTCGACGTCGCACCAGACCCGGCCGACTCGTACGTGACGTAGTCGCCGATGATCTCCCCAACCATGGGGAAACCGGCAATGTCGGAACCAACGAAAGTGCGCTCACCATCAGGCACAACCTCGAAACGCTCGATGACGTGACGTTCCTTCACAGTGGTGTCATCCGTGTCGAACAGGTCAATCACCGCAACCCGCACAGACACCTTCTGTCCAGGACCGCGGGTGACCTTACGGACACCATTCGTGATCTGCACATCCTTCTCGTCGTAACGCAGCGCCTTCGTCTGCGGCTTCGACTCGAGCGCGTGGAACCCGATCGTCGTACCGGTCTCCTGCATCAGGGTGCGAACAACGCCGCCGCCCTGGTAGCCGCGGATCACGGACTTCGACCCGGTCAGGGTCTCCTTGATTCCGTCAGAGTGGAGCCAGCCGATGTCCTCAAACGCCGCGTTCAGCGGCTCATCGATCGACGTCGGCAGTGGGGTTCCCAGCGGGGCAAGGTAGATCGCGTCGACGTCTGATCCGAAGATCCGAGCGTTATTCGCATTGACGGTCATATCGTTTCCTTCCAGAGAGCCGGACATGACCGGCATGAAGAAACCCACAGTCAGACAGGCCGTGGGTCGAATGGATCAGCGTGCCGCGCGGATACGCAACATCACCGTGAACGAGTAGCGGTCCTCGTTCGTGTCGGGGTCCGGGTCAAAGTAGGGCCCAGTCAAACCCTCGGAGCCGCGGACGAGGGGCATAGCTGTCAAGTCGTTCAGGAATGCAGACCGCGCAACCCTGGCATCAGACTCCGCAGTGACACTGTCACCCGCCGTGCACGAAACGGTGATCTGCACCACCTCAAGCACCCGGTTCACCGTGTAGCCGCCAGTCCGCCACGCCCGCGTGTACCTGGCTGGGCGCGGATTCGGCACCTTCGTCGCCGCGTGCGACTCGGTGCGCGCATTCAGGAACGCGATGACCATCCCCTCCGCATCGACGAACTCAACCACGGCCGGCATCAAGCGCCCTCGTCAATCGCTTATCCCGGGCTTCCTGCTTCGCACCCTCACTGTTCGCAGGGCGAATGAACGCACGAGCCGTATAGCGGTGAGGGACCACATTCACCTCAAAGTTCTCACCAGCAGCCGACTTGATCATCTGCGCCCGCCGAACAACCGCAGACGTCGCCTCGGGTGAAGTCATCACCTCATTGATGCCGCGCAAGTTCAGTTTGACCGTGACATCTGGCATCGTTCAGCCCTCCACTCTCCGAAGAGTCGCGACGTTCCCGATACGTCCGAGACGTGGATGCCGCCACTCACGAGTGACACCCTCAACCGTGTACGCCTTACCGCGCGCGATCAGCAGATCCCGGGAACCAAAGACGACATCGGTCGGCATGTACACGGCCGGTTCGACAACGACCCGGTCCTGCCCCTCACGCGGTTCAGACGTTGACCCCGGATCGAACGCATAGATGCCCTTGGTGGTCGGGTCACCCCATGACTCAATCGGGTTCCCATGAGCATCCACCGCACCGGCCACGAACGGCATCCACAGCACGTCCTCGCTGATCTGCCTCATGCTGGACCCACATAGAACGGGGACGTCGACGGGATCAGGTCGATACTGAACGCTCCGTCACGGGCACCCTGCAGCTTTCCGAGCTCGTCGTCGGTGAGTCCAAGGCCACCAGGGATGTCCCCTCCGTAGGTCACAGAGTCCGTGAAGGGCCCCGTGGTTGTGTTCGCCTGCCGGATACCAGACGGGTTACGGAACACCCGCATCACCATCGCAACAGTGACATCCTTAGCCATCTCGAGCAGGTCTGTGCGCGGTGGAGTCTCGGCGGCTTCCGCATCGATGCGGCCCTGGATGTCTGGCACCCGGAACCTGATCTCACGCTCGGCCTTGTCGATCCACTTCTGGATCTTCGCCACGTCAGTAGGTGCGTCCTCGCCGATCCACGCACCCGTCACATCAGTCGGTTCAGTCCAAGACATGATGCCTCCGCTCATGACTGGGGGCCAGGCATTTCTACCTGGCCCCCATAACGTCACTTCTTCTTAGGGCGCCCCGGCCTGCGCACTGGTTCCGGCTCGGGAGAAGACGCGGCGAATCCGACTGTGATAAGTCGTTCCGCAACCTCTCCGTCCGCCTCCACCACGGTCCCGGTGTACGGGTTCACCAGTTCCATTACGGTGCGGTCGTAGCACCCGTGAGCTTCACGAAGTGGGCGCCATCGCGAACGATGAAGCCAACCTCGATCTCAGCGCGGAGTGCAAACATGTTCCGCTGCCACAGGTTGAGCTGAGTACCACCCTTGTTGATGGTGGCCTGGTCGGTGATGCTCACCTGGATACCCTCAACCGAACCCCATACGGCAGAGTTCGCGAAGTCACCCGCGAAACCAACCACGTCAGGAGCCGGGTCAGTCGGGTTCGAGTAGACCGCCCGAGACTTGATCACGTCGCGCCCAAAGATCGAGCCGATCGCGCCAGAGTCGCTACGAGCATCGCGAAGGAACGCGTACTGGCTCTGACCGTCCTTGGCGGACATCAGCTTGCCCTCACCCTGGGGCGAGATGAGCCAGTGAGAAACGTCGCCGCCAGCAGCGCCAACGGTGGTCAGGGCAGACACGAGACCATCAATGGGGTTCGTGTTGATGCTGACCGCCGCCGACCCGGACAGCACATCGAAGTTCGAGCCGGGTGCGGTGCCGTTAAGGACGGTCGCGTCAAACTTGGCTGCGAGGGAGTACGGAAGGCGGCGAGCGAGCTCGGCATACAGACCGGGCAGGTCACGACGGAACTCGTTCGAGAACGTCTCGATGACCGCCAGCTTGTAGGGAGTCATGCTCTTGCTCGAAACGGTGGCGTCCGAAACCGGCTTCTCCGCAGTCTCAGCCACCCAGTCGGCAGCAGCGTCACCCGTGATGAGCGGGATCGTAATGCCAGCACCAGGCAGGCTGATGCGCCGCGCGGCCTGCATGATTACGCTGTCGCTGACAGCCTTCGCCCAAATCTCAGACGAAACATCCTTCGGCAGAAGCGCTGCCACGCCCGCACTAGTGCGGTTCAGATCGATACCAGCCATTTATGGGCCTCCTAGTTCAGTTGCTTCTCAACGAAGCGAGCAAACGAATCAGCGGTACTCGGACCCTTAGCGCCGCCGCTGCGCCCCTCGTTTGGGGCTACGTAGCCGGCCTGGTTCGCGTCCGCCTTGAATTTGATGAGCGCATCAGCAGCCGACTCAAGCTCCTCTTGTGTGCTGCCGGACAGCAGCTCCACAGGGACGCCCTTGCTTGCGGCAACCTCCGCGCGGGTGGCCTTCAGTTCCAGCTCGACAGCCCGCTTCTCAGCCGCTTCGAGTCGTTCCTGCGCCTTCTGCGCTTCGGTCTTCTGCGCGTCCTCCCACTCGGCGAACTTCGCGGCCTTAGCCTTCAGCTCGTCATAGTCAGCGGGAATCTTCGCGCGCTCCCGAGCAATACGAGACTGAATGGCCTTGTCGAATTCCTCCTGCGACAGAATCGCCTGGAACTCCTTGACCTCGTTCGTCTGCCCGTTGGTTTCTTCCGTGCCCGTGGTAGGGGCCGTTTCCTCAGCCATGCTGAGACCTCATTCCGTTTAGGGGCCGTACGCCCATGACCGCGAAGCCGTCGCGTACGGGCACGGAAGAAACCGTGCAATTCACTCGTCCGGAATATCCCGGCCGACCCCCGAATGATCGGCATACAGACGCGCATAGAAGTCGACGCTGTGCCCCTCCGGCCAGTCTGACCGGGACCGAATCGGCACCTGAACGCAGTCACAGTTGTCGTGAAACTCGTTCATGTCACCAGCCGAAACCGCATCCGAATAGTCGGCCCCTCGAGCGGCCAACATCACACACCAACGGCACGTAGTGGGACCAGAGGGAACGCGCGCCCACGCAGTCCTCACCGGGTCTCGGCCGGCTGACGTCGCAAAGGAATCACGTCCCGGCTTCAGGACTAGCCGCTGGGCTGACCCCAACAGCTGCGATAGGGCAAGGTCAGCGTTTTCCTCAAACAGGGGACCTATGGCCCACTGTGCAGATGATCTGGCCTGACCAGCCCCGACTGGAGCTGATACGACTGCGCGAAACGAATCCGCAGATGCAGGGACATCGCGAAGTAGGTCATACCAATCAGCGCCCAACACTGCTGCCGTATCGCCGTACGCCTGCAGAACGTCCGGGAACAAGAACAACAGTTCATCCCTGATCCTCCGAGGGTCCGAAGATAGATCCAGGGAAGACCAGAAGTCAGTCAGATCACGCTGCGCCAGCAGCACCAATGCCCGGTTCGCTTCCCGGAACTCCGCTACCTGAGCTGCTGTCGCCATTCCTCAGCCCCTTCGCAACATTCACAAGCTGGGCAATGCGCGACGAAGCCTCCGAGCGGCGGCGTTCGGCAACAAACCTGTCGATCTGCTCCCGAGTCAGCCCCGCATACTCCATACCAACCTCGGAGTCCCCGAACCCGGTGATCGCGGCAGACAACTTCGAGAACGAATCTGCCCGCGCAGACGGAGAAACAATCGCAGGATCGGTGAACTGTGCGCGCAAACCAGACATGTCAGCAGACCCGCCACGCAACAGGTCGACATAGCGCATCGCTCGAACAGCGCCACGACCCCACGGACGGTTCGCGTCACGCGTCGTCGTGATCAGCGTCTCTTTCGCCGCGAAGATCGCATCCGCAGAGGACGGGTTCGACGAATCCGCGAACTTCACCTCAAGATCCTGGTCATCCGCGAACAGGTTCGCCCACATCCTGAGCTGATCTGTATGCGGCTGAGGAGATGCGCCCTCAAACCTGTGAAGATCCACCTTGTCGCCTGCGACATGGTCAACGTCAAGCGCCTTGAGACGCCCCATGATCGCAGACCACTTGTCGCCGCCAACGAAGTTCTCAACTCCCGCGCCGAACAAGTAGTACTCCGGGGCCGAATAGAACTCTGCCGACACCTCGGCACGAACAATAGTTCGCAACGCGGAGTCAACGAACCCCATCGAAGCCCTCGTGATCCTCGAATGACCCAATGGACGCCGCAACTCATAGCCATACACGAGAGGTGCAACCGTCACTACCCGCGTCGGGTTTGGCCGAGAGTCCTTGACCCACTGGTCGCCAGATCGCGTGATGTTATGCACAAATGACCGCGTATACACGGTGACCCACTCTGGGCGGCCGGCCTCATCTTGCGACCCAACCGTCATGAACGCCTTCAACGTGCGCGTGCGACGGTCCCACAACGCCGCAGACTGATCCGCACCAGCCGCAAGCACAAGAATCTCAGGCTCGCCGGATGCAGTGTCGCCACGCGTTACCGTCAGGAAAGAACAACCGTGCACCGCAGACGAGACGCGAGCTGCCTGGAACTCCTGCTCAAACTGGTTCTCATCCAACACAGACGACAACCCAAACGGATCATCAGACCCCGACGCGTCAACGAACCCTTCAAAGTTCGACCGGTTCGTGACCGCGTTCACGCCCTTGGCCGTCCAACCCAGCGCAGACCCAATACTTTGCATCTGCGGCGGCAAGCTGATACCAAAGTCCTTCAGAGCCGCCTCACCGTCGTAATACACCGACCGGACGGCATTCCGTGGAGCACGTGCACGCCACGTCTTCCACAACTCCTGATACAGCACCTGATCTGCCCCGAGATACACATTCGGGAGACTCACATCCGACGACATCGACCACGCCTCGCTCACAGGATCACACCCTTCCCACCGCTCGGACGAACCCGCCCAAGACGAGAAGTCCGCGCAACCCAGTGCGCCAACGCCACAGCCTCAACGGGCGTGTCGTCGCCATCAACGGTCGTAGCCGACAGGCCACCACGCTTATCAACATCTGTCACAGCAACTGAGGCATCCAAGGCGTCTTGCCCGCCCCTCTTATGAGTCACCGACTCACCCCGTACAGCCTCAAGCCACATCGAACACGCCCCCACATACTGCGGAGTCGACGGCATAAACAACCACCGATCCGGAACCCTCCTGTCACGCAGCAACTGCGCCAGAGCAGGAGCCCCAGACCGACCGGAAATAGCGATCCCCGACGACCTTCGCCACCGAGGCGTTCCGGCCTCATCGCGCTCACAGAACCAGTCCGCAAGAGCACTCAGACCCGACTCCACACCCCGCTCATCTTCAAGCGCGTCGATGATCTCCACATGAACACCGACGTCATGCTTCCGGGCGCCAGCCAATGCCAGGCGGTCCCCGTTCAGGTTGAACGTCACTGCATACGCCGGTACACCATCTGGCGCGACATCTACAGCAGTGTCTTCCCACTGTTTAGCCGTCACCGCACGAGTGCCAGAAGCACCAAGATCCGACAGCCACACGCCCAAACGGTCCTGCGCGAACTTCATCGGCTCGTACGTCTCATACTCGCCGTCCACAACCTCATGGTTGATACGCGTGTTCCACGCCGGATTAGCCGACCACCGCGTGTACTCACTCGCCGGGTCATAGTCCGGATCGGACACGTCCGCGCCCCACTCGCACCAAGCCGCAGCCGACGAACGGCCCTCAATCGCAGCCGAACGGATCGACTCAAACACCTCAGAGTCATCCTCAACCTGCGGAGACGTGCCCAGAAGCCACACCTGCGGGTTCTGCATCGCCGACATCGTCGAGTTAATCGACACCCACGCCCGCTGAGACAGAATCTGCGCCTCATCCAACATCAGACAGTCAGACGAAAACCCCTTACCGCCCGCACCAGACCGAGCCTTGAACTGGATCGTCGCGCCATTCCTGAACTTCACAGCCTCACGATTCAGCGCGTTCATGATGCCCTTCGGCTTCACGCGATCCATCAGCCAGCCGTTCGCATCCCCCTCGAGGATCTCCACCAGCTTGTTGAAAGCCTCCCGGGCCGTGTCCTGCTGATGAGCCGAGATGACGATCTTCTTCTCGCCGAACAACAACGCGCCGGCCAAAGCACGCGACACCAGAAGCTGGCTCTTGCCATTTTGACGCGGGACCGTCACGCCGACACGCTTAGCCGCCCAGGTGTTATCCCGCCGCTCCCCCATCGCTGTCTTCAGAATCAGTTCCTGCCAACCGTCCAGGACAACCCCGGCACGCGCAGACAGATCCGCAACGTCCTCCCAGGAATTAGCCCTCGACCCGGTTGGCTCGACCAGGACGCGCGGTGGCGCCTCCCCGAGCAGCGCGACGGGCTGAGATTTCGTCAAGAGGATCAGCCACCTTCCCCGTCTTGGATTCGAGAGCCGCGATCGTCGCTTCAAGAGCACGCCACTGGTTCATCAAAGGCGCACGCTTATCCGCATCCGCCTCCGTAATCGACTCCCACATCAGATCCCGAGCCTGCTTCAAGTCATCAACACGAGCCATGAAGCACCTCCCCCGCCCAACCTGACGAACTCCG